TTAATGATACGGCGACCACCGAGATCTACACTCTTTCCCTACACGACGCTCTTCCGATCTCCGTATGTCGTTTATTGAGAATACACCCCTATCAAACATCTTAGCCTGATATTCACCTCTTGCTGTAATATCGCCTCTCAACAATCCTTTAAGTTCTACTTTAGTGTAGTAATTGGTTTCCCTCATTCTGAATATCTTGGAGTTAAACTCCTGCTCCATCATTACGACAATAGGCATCAGACAGTTTTCCACAAATTCGATTGCCTGTTGTTCGATATTATTAAAGGAACTCTTATTTAAGTCGCCAATCTTGTGAGGCGGAACATTGAATATCCTTGCTATCTCTGCTACCGCAAAATGCCTGCTTTCGATATATTGAGCATCATTCAACGGCATACTTATTTTATGAGGATTGTATTTAGTGCCTTGATCTATGATAGCGACATCACCTACATTGTTCATACCACCGTTTACTTCTTTCCAGCTTGTCCGGTATTTGGCAATGTCCTCTGCCTTTAGTGTTTTCTGAAATTCCAACCAACCACCTATAAAAGTACCGTTTTCATAGAACTTATTGCCAAACTTAGTGCTGCTAATCATCATAGCAATATTCTCTTTGGCAAATTCTATTCTCGATACACCTACATATCCATCAAATGACATATCAAACAGGTGAATCATGTTTATAGCCTTGATAGTCCTCGTACCTTCTTCGTTTTCTACCTTGTAATAGACTTCATCACCCATTACCTCTACCTTAACCTGCCATGAAGGTATAATAATATATTTTATTGGTCTGCCAAGTGAGTTTCTGACTATTTCGGCATAACCATTACCCCATAAAAGGTAATACATCAAAATATTAAAACGAAAAACGAATGAAGTGTAAGAACCCGGTTTGTTTTTAAGTAAGCTGAATTGGTCGTGTTCGTAGGCTACCCGCTTCCCATTTGGTGTATCTTCGTGTACTACAAATGGCATTGCAGCTATCGTTCCGGCTATTATCCGTACACATGCATAAACCGCACTTGCTTGTAATGAAGTCTGAGGTGTTACTATGGTTTTATTATCCGAAAAGTAAGCAGGGAACATGGTTTTCCACCAAGACCAGTCTTTCAATTCTCGCTTGAATAGTCCTCCCCACCAATCTCTTATAGACATATATGTATATTTCTATACAAATATATGCCCTATAAAGTAGCACGATATTAATAAAAGGTGTTATTTTTTAATAAATCTGCGATCTATCTTTTTTAAATTTACCTTTTATGTAGGCAGCCTTAGCGTTCATAAAAGAATTGTAACTTGTATAGCGATGAACATTGTACTTTTGGTAATATTCAGCCTCTAATTTCAAATATGCCTCATGGTTATTTTGGCAATTTCTTACTATCTCGTAAAACCTATTAAAATAATCTTTGTAAAATACTAATTCCATATTATAGTTTATAAATTACATCCCCTTGTGCTTCTTCATCTTCCCTGTTTTCAATCCAACCGCCTATCGCCATGACAAGTGCCACCACTCCATCCACTTTATCTGAACTCTTTGACTTGTCTATCTTAATTGCCATCGTAGGATCATAGGTTATCGTTACATTTGAAAACATCCACCTTGTAACCGGATTTCCGTTATGCTTTATTTCTCTGTGGTGAAACATACTGTTCAATTCTTTTGCCGGAGGTGACATACTTTTATACCCCTGTCGGAAAGGAAACATCGTTACACCCTCGTCAATCAACTCCTGAACAATAACTGCCGCTCCCCAGGGATCATATTCTATCTCTTTTACCCGATATTTTGTTATAGATTCCAACACTTTTTCCTTTATAGCCTTAAAATCTATCCAATCCCCGGCTGTAGCAATAATATGACCGTCTGCTTCCCATTGTCGGTAATCAACTCCGTCCCCTTGCTTCCTATCCAATATTTTAGCTTCAGGACAGAAATAATAATGCAAAAACCGCTTACTTTTAGGAAAAAACAGCGCATAAGCCGCAATATCCCTCTCTGTGGCTAAATCTAACGCCCCGTAGCATTCTTCACCTTCTAAATCTTCTTCTGTGTATTCATCATAGGCTTCTTGGTACACATCATCTGGGATCCATGTACTTCCTGTGGTTGTCCAAATGTTTAAGTGTTTGGTCTTAAATTGAATTTCTGCTACCTGTCCTTCGTTTATTGCTCTTGTGAAAGCATCTTCCATCGTTTCCCAATAAGGTGTAAGTCCGATTGAAGGATTCGCCTTAACCCACATATTCTTATCTTTCCAATCATCACCTTCGTCTAAAGTGTATATTATAGCAAAAAGGCTATCATCTACTACCTGACCTCTTAACATTTTGATACAAACATCCCTAAAATGATAACATGGGGCTTCTCTGTCAAAGTATGCTGTTGTGATTACCCATAAAAGTGGCTGTAAACGGCTTCCCATTGACGTTTCAATGACTTTTAACAGTTCATTGGTCTTGTGCGCTCCGTATTCGTCTATTGCAGCAAAAGAAGTGTTCAAACCGTCTAATTTGTCTGAATCACTTGATAAAGGCTCAAAAAAGCTGTTTGTACTCAAAACATTCATCCTTACGGACTGAATTTCCAATTTATTGTTTACAATCTTGCTTTCAGTCCTTAATTTGATACCCATGTACTTGGCAGCATTGAACACAAACTTGGCTTGGTCTTTTTTCGTGGCTGCTGAATATACCTCTGCACCCTTCTCCCCATCTGCAATTAAGGCTTTTAAGGTAGCTGCTCCCAATAACTCTGTCTTTCCGTTCTTCCTTGCTACCTCATTGTAAACCTTCCTGAACCTTCGCCTTCCGTCTTTTCGCTTCCACCCATACACCATTGCAATAATAAATTCCTGCCAATCGGTAAGCTGGAACAATTTGTTCTGATATTCGCCCTTAGTGTGCCTTAAACGTCTGAAGAATGCTATTGACTTGTCCGCTTCCTCTCGGTCAAAATATATGTCTGTACGCTCTAAGTCGTTAATATGACGCTGAACTGCCAATTTAACGTATTCGCAACTTAATTGCTTTCCGCTTTGAACGTCTTTTATGTATCTGTCGTAACCTGTCATTTTTTAAGGATGATCTCTATAATCACATCCTGGTATTTCGGTTGATACTTCTTCTCTTGTTATCCCATCTCCAATAATTTCCAACCTTCCTTCGTCAAACCACTCCGTTTCACCTCTCTTTTGTTTTTCTTTATCATAAGATTGAGGTGCAAGTCCATAAGTTGCACACCCGAATAAATGTTCAGCCCTACCAACTATAATACCTTCAAATAAGGTAATTTTGTCTTTTGCTTTTTTACCTAATTCATGTTTAAATTCCATTGTTCTTGTTTTTATTTTTAATCAACTAAATCTTCCATCGGGTCGCCATCTTCCGGCTTCTCGCTAATATAAATTCGTGGTCTGTCACTTGGTGTTAACCCAAACTTCTCCGCTATCTTGATAATGTTCTTTAAGGCTATGGCTGCCACCTTGTATTCTGCTGCTATTGCTCTCTTGCCCGGACTACCACCTGCAACCACACTTTCATCCTTCATGCTTAAAATAGCATTCCAATAGACGCTAAGTTCATTGCAGTAAATCGCCAACATCATTCTATCGGTTTCCTGAAGTACATTCTGCTTCGATAATAATTCCTCTAACCTGTAATATTCTTCTTTTGCAATGTCATTGATGAATGTAGGTGCTTCACCAGCCCTTACTATCGGATATACAGGCTGAAGGTCGTTACCTGTGTCCGCCCTTAAAGTACCACTTAGTCTTTTAATCTCTCTCTGCTTTCTTACCCTTCCCATTAAAACAATGTTTGCTGACTTTTATAAATATCAAATCTTTTGCAGCCTTCTTTGAAATAATCATCGTCAATCTCAAAGCCTTCCTCACAATCCATTTTATAAACATCGCTGTATGCTTTGCTTTGAAACTTTGGATTGATAGAATGACGTTCTACATTACTTATTTCTATTTTTTCCATAACTTACAAAATAATTAAGTACCGAAAATGCCAAATATATCCCATATAGTGTCCACATCCAAAAAGGTGCGTCTACTTGGTACAATAACCATCCAAGAATGAAATAGATCATAACGCTACATTTTTCGTGCCACTAATTTCAAAATCGTAACACCATGCTGTTTCAAAATCATAACCCAATTTATACTTAACACATCCTTACTGTATTCTATCTTTTCTAATTCGTATTCCATTCTTTAGTTAATTTTAATAGTGTGTTTATACATTAGCTATAAGAAATAGCCGATAGGACATCCCTCACTTTTTTTGTTAAGGAGTGATAACCTTGTGC